ATTACACCTTGCCATTGTTTAAATAATTGTGTCCAAGGAGTAAGTAAGTTAGCAAAATAAAATGGACCTTGTGCTTTGTTTAATGGTTGTCCTAAAAATCTATCAAACTTTTTACTTAACCATCCTTTACCTAAACCTACTTGACCACCATCTTCTATAAATCTTTTTCTTGATGAACCTAAAGTTACTTCCATAGCTGGTGCAAAATATTTAACTTGCTCTAATGCTTTAGAATAAGCTCCTAAGTTAGTAGTAAAATCTCCTATAATAGGTTTAAATGTTTTACTAAAACCATTTACCATTACAGGTCTTGCCGCATCTACTAATGCAGAAAAAATTACTTTACCCATAAATGCTAAACTTGCCCAATCTCTTAGGAATGCCGCAGTTCTTTTATTAAAAGATGCAGGGTCTTCTGTATTAAGTGTTCCTAATATTTTATCTTTTTCATCTTCAAATGCATTTAATACCTTATCTATTTTAAGATTGTCTTTTTCTTTTTTAAGTTCTTTAGTAATTAATCTTACTTCTGTTTGAGTTAAAAAATCATCTAAGTGTCTATCTCCAAATTGTCTAGTAAGTTCTATAGCATGACTCATCTTAGTAGTGTATTGACGCATAATAAAATTAATATCTGTTTCAATAAATTCTATTACATCTCTATTAGGAATATCTAATGTTCTTGACATTAAAGATTTAGTTCCTGCTCTCCATTGTTTTCTATTCTTATCAAAACCCCAACCTGCAATACCCTCTCCATCCATATGATTTGCTTCGTTGTCCATTATCTTATCAAATGCATCATCTACTCTTTTATCTATAGCTTCAGGATTTGTAGATAGTTCTACTTCTTTTCCTTTTTTTCTAATAATAGGATTAGCAACAAAATGTCTTCTAAGTATTTTTTTAAACGCTTCTTGATTAGCCATAATCTTATCTCTCATCCAATATCTAGGCATGAAGTTTCTGCCTTGTTCATATGGTGGAGATATTGATTCTGCCATTTCATCAAACTCTCCTTTAAGAGTTCTGTATTCATTTTGTAATCTTGATTTTAATTTATTTAATCTTGTAATTTGGAATGTATTTAATGCCTTGTCAGATAACAATTCATCTATTTGTGATATAGAACCTGCTTTAATTTCCATCATTCTTTTATAAGAACCTTGTGATGCAAACATATGTAACTTAGTAGCTTCAGCTTCATACTCAGCAAAAAACTTTCTAGCTTTTGTTGCCGCTATTTTAACTTGTGGATTTAAACCTACATCATCAAATACTTTATCATCTACTATAGCTTCTGATACTTTGTTATAAAACTGTTGCATTGATAATGCATTAGGATCAACTTCTTGATTACGACCATTAACAAATTTTCTAGTAAAATTATTCATGGCATCTTTTGCTCTTATGCCACCTTTTTGTAAATTCATATCTAGTATTTTTCTACTGTTACCATTGCCTACTCTATGTGCAACAAACTCATCATCTATAGATTGTAAAGTAGTTCTTAAACCTGAGTACCATTTTGTAAATGAATCCATTATAACTGAGTTAGCTGTAGGTACTCCCTCTTTGTTACCTCTCATAGCTGTAGCAAAATCTCCACCTAACTCTTGCATTTTTCTTGCATAGTGTGGGTCTTTAAATGCTTTCATTACTGTTCCATAATTTGTCCAACCCTCTACAAACTCTAATAATTTATTTGTATCTGTTGTTCTTGGTGCAGAATTAATTTTTATAATATCATTTAGTACATCATCATTTAATCTATTTTCATAATCTATTAACTTTTCTCCTTTGTTTCTTTTAGTATATAATCTACTAAAGATTTCTTTCTTCATTCTAAAATTAATATAATCATCAGGTGTTCTAAACATTTTTCTAGGTAAAGGATTTGCTCCTGCAATATCTGATACTAAATGCTTACCTTGTGTATATAAATTTCTTAAATATGTTTCATCAACAACAAGTTTATTACCTGACTTAACACCTTGGAATACAACTGGGTTATATTTTTTACCTGTAAAACTATTTGTATTACTTACTTCTACTCCAGTATTATATGCATCATCTCCTACTTTGTATGACCAACCATTTTCCCAAGTATTTCTTCCCTCAGTTTTAGCATGAGATTCAAAGTAATTATCACTTATTTTATTAATACCACCTTTTTCTGTAATAGTTTTTCTTGTAATTGTTTTACCTAATGCACCACTAAATAAACCTCCTAGTAAAAATGCACCACCTATATACATGGCTGTTTCTTGATTACTTGCAGTAGGATCATTTGCTCTTCTAATTGGTTCTGTTGCACCAACTAAACCTGCTGACATCAATCCACCTTTAACAAACTTGTGTCCAAATGATATTCCTTTTACAAATGGTATAGGTATTAAATTAATAGGATCGCCTAAACCTGCAACTAGAGCAGGCATAATTCCTCTTTCACTTGATTCTAATCTTTCTCTTTTCATCAAGTTTCTATCTATCTTTTGTTTTAAAAAATCATGGTGGTCTTTGTTTATTACATCAACAAACTTACCTGCATATTGTTCATAACCTGCTAAGTTATCAGGATCAAATGGATCATAGTCTTTATCTATACCACCGCTTGTATAACCATTGTCATGTACATAAGTATCTTTTAATTGTCCTACCCAAGATAGATTCCATTCATCAGATACATCAGACCAAAACCCTGAATCAAACTCAAATTGTCTTCCTACATTATGTGGAGATGGTGTGTACTGTGCATTGATATTTTGAAATACAGTTAAATCTTCTTCTCGTTCTTGATTAATATATGTTTGGTTTCCTGATTTATCATTTGGATTAGCCATGCTATTCTCCTAATGGTATTGTTTTAATCAACTGGTCATTATCAAATTGCATTACATTCTTTTTATATTGTTCAGAATTGTATATTTTTTTCATACTATAAGGTATGCTTTGTGATAAATATTCTTTAGGTATGTTTGCTCTATCTTCTAAGAAGTTCATTCTTTTATTTCTATAATCATTAATCATTTTTTCATAACCTGCATTCATATTAAGGTTTTCCATATTTTGTTTATAATCAGGAATAGGATCATAAACTATAGGCAACATATTTTTATCTATTAATGGAGTAGCTTTTCCATTTTGATTAACAAATACTAAGTAATACTTTGGTGTTGCATTGTTTATATCTGTTGCTTGTAAGAATATATTTTTACCAAATTCAGGTTTGAATTGATCTATAGCAGAATAATCTTCTGAGTTTTTAACTAAATAATTAATAGCTGGTGTCATCCATTCTATATTCATATTACCATCTCCATCAGGTAAAGAAAACTTTTCAGGAGGACTATTTACAAAATGAGATTTATTTTGATACTCTCCCTCATCTAGTTTTATATTTCTAAAATTAGAATAACCAAACTTAGAAAAACCAAAACCAGTTTCTCCATTCATAACATATTGCAATGCATCTTTAATTAAAGGTTTAGTATCATTTACATTTCTTAATGGCATTCCCTCTACAATATCTAAGTGTACTTGTTTGATAACTTCTTGTACTAATGTTTCTGATAAAATAGGTACACCATCTGCACCATCTATTGATGATATTAATTTACCAGTTTCTTTTACAATGTAAGCATTTAAATCATTAACACCTTTAACTCTACCACCTGAAGAAAATTGAATGGCTTGTGATGCACTTTGAAAAGATTGTTTATCATAGTCATTATAAAAGTTTGTTACTTCTGCTAACGCATCTACTAAATTAGGATTTAATGCTAATGCGTTTTCTACTGCTATTATTCTATTTCTAGTTTTTCTATCTATACCTAGTGTAGAAAATATATCCATCTCTACATTAGAAACATTCTCATCTATCTTAAATGTATGTCTATAATCTTTCATGTAAGTTATAATGCCTGAGTTTCTTAATTGTTCTATTGAGTTTTGATTAAAGTTTCCATATGCCGCTTCTATATTATTGATTACAGATTCAGGTAATACATGCTGTGTAGATATAGACCATTTTAAAAACTTAGTATTACCTAATGCATTTTTCATATCTACTCTTTCTATTTCATCTACTGATGAATTATAATCATTAACCATGTTTTCATAACTAACACCTTTAAATAATTGACCTGAAAATTCTTTCTTTGACATATCTCCTGTAGTAGCATTCATACCAATAGCTGTTTGATTTTTATTATTTGCGTATAAAGAAGTTATATTATTATCGCTTGTTTTTTGTGTAAGCATAGACTTTAACATATTAGCTTGATTACTAAATGCTGTTCTTATATCTGATAGTACACCAAAATTATTTTGTGTTCTTGATTGTAAATCTGACTTGTTAATTACTTTTTTTTCTCCATTAGCCATTGTAAGTGTAATTTTATTTGGTCCACTTATCTGTATAAGAGAAGCTATTTTAGTATAATTACTAATAGCATTTTGTATTTGCATAGAAGATGCATTATCTAAATCATCTATATGAACACCTTTAAATAAATTCATTGTATTAGCTTTAATATATTGATCTTTAATAAACTGAGAACCAGTAGCTTCTGCATCTACAATATTATTGTCTTGTGCTATTAATGTTTTTTCTTCTAAGTCTTTAATTAATTCTATAGATTTCTTATTATCTCCATTAGTAAATAAATGAGAGTTAATAGAATCAACTGCAACTTTTTTAGTATTAGTCCATTGAACACCTAATACTTGTTCTTTGTGTCTGCTAAAATTTGTAGCAACCATTCTACCATGCATACCATGTTGTTCTTCTGCAAATGTTTTTGCTATTAATTTAAATTTAGGTTCTAATTCATTTAATAATGGTTCTAATCTAGCATCTACTACTGTAGAAAAGTTTTGTTGTGTATCGTAACTCTCTTCTGCTGTTGTTCTTTCTTCTAAAATAATATTTTTAATATTAGTAAATACTTCATCTCGATATCTATTATATATTTCTTTTTCAAAAGTTTCTTTACCTGTAACAGTATTTAAATGTTTAGGCATATCTACTTTAGTAGGTACAAATTGTTCTTTAACTTCTCCTGTTTTATCTGTGTAAGTTACTTTCTTTTCTCCAAACTCATAATTTTGTGCCGCATCTTCTCCTACTTTTTTACCAAATGATTTAAGTTGTTTTAATCCAACATCAGCAAATTGAGTAACTAAACTATTTAATTGATTAGCTTGTGTAATAGATGCATCTGCCATAGCCGCAAATCCACCACCTCTATTAACACCTATCTGTTCTGTATATCTAATTTGTTGTGTTTCTTTTTTTAATGCCATATTATACCCATCCTTTTTCTTGGGCTATTGGATAACTTGACATTAATGATCTACCTATTGTTGCTATTTTACCTGATTGATATTTAGCTTCTGCCGCTCTTCCTGATAGTTCTGCTTGTTGTACTCCATATAATGCGGCTAATCTTTTTTCATTACCCATTAATTTTATTTTTTCTATATCTTTTTTAACTACTTCTTTGTTAGCTTTGAAGAATGCTCTTGATGATGCTGAATCTGTAGTAATATTCATTGTACTTAACATAGCCCTGTTACTAGATAGTTGAGAAAAATATTTCTTTTTTCTTTCGTTTTCTTGCATTTGTGTTTGTAAATATTCTCCATCAGCTTTAGCTTTAAATTGTTTAGCTTGAAACTCAGCTTGTTGTTGTTGGTATCTCATAGCTTGTTTCTGTGCATTGATACTCATCATAGTACCACCAGCAATTAAACCGATCTGAGAAACAGCCGCTAATGTAGATGCTGTTCCAGCAGATGCTCCCATAGCTACAAATATAGTTGGACTACACATTAGTAATATATCTCCGAAGTTATACCTAAGATTCTGACTGGCAAAGGTGCTGATTGAGTAATTGTTAAGTTTGGTTCTAAACTATATCCTAATGTGTACACTTCTTTCTTTCCTGTAAAACTTGTTAATCCACTTGATGTATTCAATGTTGTTTCTGTTAGAACTACATCATTTGAATTTATTTGTACATTATAAGTTGAAGACAATTCTATAACACTCTTACCTATTTTTCTTGGTAATCCTGTTAATTGTCCACCTTGAATAGTTGCATCTATAGGTAATGTTTCTAAAGTAATGCTATAATCCAATCCAATATCACAAGCTGTAGTTGGTGTATCTATAATAACATTTCCACTTCCATCTACTACACCGCTACCATAATAATAAATAGCACCACCCTCAGTTGATCCAGCAGTTGCAAATACAGTTTTACCTACATGAGTAGTTAATCCTGAAAATACTTTGCTAGTAACAAATTGTAATGTTGTGTTATTTGATTGAGAAACAGATGCATTAATTACTATTGTGTACTCTCCACTATTACCAGTAGCAGTTGCAGATTGTATTGTATAAATAGTTCCTGATCCTCCAAATTGGAATGTTTCTCCTTGACTAGGAGCATTAGTAAATCCATCTGCTATCATTGTAGTTGTACTAGAAATAGCACCATTTACTTTAGGTACACCATGTGGTTGATAACTTCCTGATACTGTTTTAGTTATTGTATAATCTGTAGGTACATCAAATGAAGTAGATGCTTGTTGTTCTAAACTATAATAAGGAGAACCATTAATAGTTCTTTTAACTGCTGTATATATACCATTAGTTGTACAAGCTACAGATTCATATTCTCCATCTGTATTCCATTGCATCCATCCTGCTATCTTTTCATTTCTTTGAGAAGTAAAGATTCCTATAGTACCATCTGAATTAACTACAAAATAAAACTGTTCAGTTCTATCAGCTATAGAAGTTAATTTAGCTGTATCACTTGGTGTAGATATTAAATGATTAGATAATAGAGATATACTATTAGAAGAAAATTCTTCTGCCGCCGCACTAAATAAAAACTCTCTAACTGTTTTACCATTGTTTTGTATAAAGATTGTAGCATTATCAAATATTCTTGGTTTAGCTTTTAACTGAGAACCTAAATTAGATTGACTTATAATTCTTATATCAGTTGGTGTAATAGGTTTTGATACCTGTGGTTTTAAAAAAAACTCTCCTGTACTTGTAAGTATCTGTAATACTTTGCCTGATATTAAATGTCTTATTTCATTTACTTGATCTGATGCTATTTGTATTTGTACTGAATCAGAATCTTCTCCATCTCCTACATCAAAGTTAAAGAAGTCTGCTACCATACTAGCTTGTATTCCATCAGGTAATGCTGTTACTCCACCAAAGAATAATCTTTGTTCATGGAATGTAACTGTATTAGGAAAACCATTAATAGAAGAAAATACTTGTTCATCCCAGTTTCTAGTAGGTGGATGACCTGTAATTAATACTCTTACACCACCACCATCTACAGATTCAGTTGCAGTATCAGAAGCACCAGCAGTATAAGTAAAATGATTATCATCTGTAACAGTAATAGTAAATGTACCATTTAAGTTTGCAGTAGCTAAACCACCACCATCTGTATCAAATATATCTTCTGCACCTGATATAGTAATAGAAGCTCCATTTGTAAATCCATGTGCTACCATAGTAACTTCTACTGTTCCTGAACCTTGTGTAGTTTTAAAAGGATCATCATCTAATTCTATAGAAACATCAGCTAATAGTGTTCCTGTTATAACTGTAGAAGAAGTATATCCTGTTATAAGTATTTCTGTTCCATGATATCTTACAATCATTCCAACATAAGCTGATGTCCAGTATGCTGTATTAGTAGTTAATGTTACACCAGTAGTACCTTTAGATGTATTATTAATATCTAATGTAATATCATCATCAGCAAACTTAAAATAGGGTTGATATGTTTTTTCTCCATTGACACTTGTTTCAAAACCAAAAGCTGTTCTTGTAAATGATGTTGCACCTATTCTTTGTATTACTTGTGGTACAAAATCTTGGTGTGTAATTATCATTGTATCGCCTGATTGCGTCATATCCATTTCAAACAAGTCTGCTGTTATCCAAGGACAAGATGATAATGTTGCTACTAAAGTTCCATTAGTAGAATAAATTTTTAATGTTTGGTTTTGGAATGCAAATACATATTCTTGATTTTGATTAAAGATAAATGCTTCTAATCTACTTGCTCCACCTAAGTCTGCTCTTGCTACTGAACCACCTCTTCGTTCAATACCACCTTGGTTAATAGGAATAACATTTCTAGCTTTCTTTAATCCTTGACCATATGCTGATAAATCAACACGAGATATAATAGTAGGATCAAGTTCCCCTCTTAAAAAACTACCCTGATGTATTCTTTGTCTTGCCATAATTCATTTCTATTATGGAGAGGTTGCTGTTATATCATTTAGTGCTGTTCTGTTTCTAACATTTCTAAACCTGTCCACATTTAATCTTCTTGTTGTTTGTGCTTGTCCATCAGTTGCTTTAGCTATAGCAAGTTGGGCTATTGATCTTTTATGATACAGTTCAGATAGTTGATCGTTTCTTGCTATTGCACCAGCAAACAAAGACGCTAGCTCGAAAACTAGCGTCTGTTTGAAGTAGGGAGGAAAAATGCTTTCACTAGGTTGAAAGGTATAATCCGCTATTACAGTATCACTAGATGTAGTGTTTGTAAATAAATTTTGTCCATATCTGTCATATTTAATAACATCATCTCCTACAGTAACAGTATGTATAATGTGTGCATCATTAGGTAATGCATATGAAGAATCATATCTAGCATCAGGATTAGTTGTATTTTTACTTAGTTGTGCTTGTTTAGATGCAAATCTCCATCTACATCTTGTTAATAAATTTTCTAAAGTTGATTCGTATAATTGGTTTGCTACTTTTGATTCAGTAGTATTCTGAGTAAAACTTGAGATTGTATTTGCTCCTACTAGGACAAGTGCTTTATTACATATATCAAATTTACTATCAGCCATATTTTATTTCTATATTAAATGTAGGGGGAAGTAAATCCCCCCCACATAACTATTTATTATGTACCTAATACAGTTGTTAATCCAGTTCCAGTATTGGTTTGGACTACCAACATATCTACTGTTCTAGTACCACCTGTTGAACCTACAGCGATTATAACATCGCCTACTTTAAGTTCATTAGTTGCACCAAGAAAGTAGTCTGCATCATCTATAGTACCTATTGCGTCAGTCGAATGATATAGGAAAACACCATTTGATCCACCTGCAATTTTTTTTAAGTCGCTTGATGTATATGCCATGTTTATCTCCTATTCTGTTATTTGACATTCAATCATACCATTACCATCAATCTCTACTACTCCAAGACTCATGTATGATGTGATTAAGTTACTGACTTTTTCAGGAATGTAGTTGATCTCAGTTCTAATATCAGAACCCATAGCTACTCCGATTGCAGACTTGTGATAAGCATGACAATCTCTAGTAGTAGAAGCTTTTGATAAACCAGAATGAGTGAACCACATAAATCCAAGCCATCTCTTCGCAGTTAATCCACCAGCGTATGGTAAATCACTTTCGCCTACATATTCAGCACGAGAGAATTGATCTATTTGAAGTAGATCAGCCCAACCTGCAGGAGATACTACAAAGTATCTTTGCCCATCATCAGGTACATCAGCCGCTCCAAATGACTCATAAACTGTCAATGCTTTTGCTAGAGTTAATCCAGCAGAACCATGTACAACATTACTTGCATTTGAACCAGCGTCTAATACATCAATGATTAGTTGGTCTGTTTTTCTCCCCAATGCCGCCGCCGCAGATTGAGATAGTACTTGTCTTTCGTCAATGTTAGTTTTTAGCTCGTCTAATCTATCGACATAATCTGCCGCATAGAAATCCGCTAAAGTAACATCAACAGTTGAGTGAGTGATATCCATAGTTGGAATCTGAGCGTGTCTGCTTTTTGAAACAGCACTACCAGTACCGACTTTTTGGAATCTCGCCTGACTCCCCTTTACATTATTTACTTGCCTTATTGTGTTTCTTAGCTTTGATCCCATTCTTTGGTAAGCCATGTGGACTTCAGCTTCGAACTGTTTAATAAAGGCAGTTGAAATAGATGTACTCATATTTATACTCCTTTGTTAGTCGTTGTTGTTAATTAAACAGTTGTCCGCATTAAATTAATTCGGTTGTCCATAAAGGACCGATCTCTTCTAATATGGGCTGTGTACCCTTTTTGACTACATTATGTAGTCGTTTATAGAAGTACAACACTTTTACATTTTTTACAAGCATAGGTTTAGAAAAATTATATCCTTGCCACTTTAACCATCTAATAGATTTAGTATGTTCTTCTGTTATGTAATTGGACAAATATATGTAATGTTCTTCTAAGTAATGTAGCCATTTCTTGTTTCTTTTAAGGAAATATAAATAGTTTTTATCTAATTCTGTAGAGGATAAAAACCATATTGTGCCGATTTTATTATCTATTCTTGATGGTACAGCACCAAAGATTGCGGCAACTTTGTGATCTTTTGTTAATATAGTAAAGGAATTAACATTTGGTCTGCTGTATCTAAATGGTTGTAATAATGCTTGTAGGGGATCAAGCCCCCACAAAGCTATCTCATACCTGTCTAGTGCCTTTAAGTTAGGAGCTAAAAGAAAACAATGTTCAGGTATAGTCTTTTCAACATATAACATTAACCCCTATAGAGTCTGTTAAATGCTTCATCAACTTTTGCTACATAAGATGGATCACGCTCTCTACCATCATAGTATCTTTTATCTTTCATCATAGTTCTAACATCTTCTATTGTTAGAGGTCTTTCAGGTTGTGCAACTTGCCCTGCTCTTGATATGTTTTGTTTTTGAGATTCCATAATTTTTTCAAGTGCTTCTATCCCATCAACATTAGAACCCATAGTTTGAGAAACTATTTCGTATTGTTCAGGACTAAAAAATGTAGATGCCCAACTATTTACAGCATCTAATCTTGCTTCTGCATTTTCTCCTAGTTTAGTTTTCTCAGCTTCCATATCAGGTTGTTGTCCAACATAAGCATCAACATATTTATTAATACCCTCTTGATATACTTCTTGATCGTATGAATTTTCCCAACAAAAATTTTTCCACCATTCTGTCATAGGATTAGCATTAACTATATCTTCTGTTACATTCTCAGGAAGTTTAGGTAATTCATATTTCTCTATTGCTTCAGGTCTTTCTGCATTAGCTTCTTGTTTTAATTCATCAATGATAACATCTCTTAGTTCTTCTTTCTTACCACCTACATATTTTTCTAAGTTAGTATAAGATTTACCAAACTCTTCTACATTGAGTTTTCCTTTTTCAGCATCCCAAAACTTCTCAGGTATATACTCAGGTCTTGGTGCTGGTTCTGTTGTAGTAGGTGCAGATGTTTCTTGTGGAACATTATTCTCTACTGGTGTTTCCTGTACTGGAGTTTGCTCCTGTACTGGTTGTGTTTGCTCTTCAGCCATTTTGATTCTCCTTTATTATGTTTTGACTTTTACCTTTATTAATTCTTCGCTGTATTAAACCTACTAAATATCTTTGACCCTCTAAATGTCTTAGAGCATGGTCTGATATTTCAGGTCCAGCGACTGAATCAATCGTTATTGATTTAAGGTATTGGAGAACTTCAGCACCTATAGTGGTACTAAACAATGTTTTAAACACATCATTTATTTTGGTTTCTTCTTCAGAACCTCTTTTAAAGTTGTCCAAACCTATCAGGGCTTTATTTTGTTCTGACATATTAAATCCTTATCATACTTTGTATAACACTTCTAGGGATAATATTTCTATCCCCAAATCCTACTTCTCCATCATCATTTTGATAGCTACTAAAGGTATGTATATCTGCTTTAGTCTTTTTAAATATATATGCTTCTGTTTTAATTATAGCTGTTTTCATATTGTCAAAGTCATTTAAATCTGTGATTGTACTATCTCCTACGATATCATTCCAAACTATTAAATATTTATAGTATTTTTCTCCACCTATATTTACTGGGCTACTCGGTTTCTTTGTACTCATCTTTTAATATCGCTTTCAAAAACCATATAGCTTTTTTAATATCTACTACTCCGCCTTTCTCTCTATGCCTTGTAATATATTTAATAGCTGTTGCATCTGCATATGGTAAGTGTCTTACATAATCATATGTTTGTAAAACTTTACCACAAGTACATTTACCTGCTTGATAATAATCAGGATTTATTTTTTGTTCATCACTCATACTAACTCTCCTATCCAGTTTCCATTTTTATCTAACACCATTGGAAGTAGTCTAGGTATTCCATTTAGTATTACTCCACATCCAATAATAAATCTTGTTCTAAAGTTTTTTGCATATGAGAATGCCATAGACTTTTGATTAATTAAACATCCTACATTCATACCAAAGAATATATCATCAGGGTTAGCCCAGTAAGATATAACAAACTTTGTATGATAGTGTCCTTGTACTGCACTCATACCCATTGTTTGTGAAACTTTTAAAATGTCTGCTGATCTTCCATGTGTAAAGAAACATTTTTTTCCATTACTTAATTTTAATGTCATGTCATCTACCCACTTCCATTTTCTAGTACCTAAGAAATCTCCATAAGGTTTTAGAAATTGTTTTGACATTCCAAATCTTAATGCTCTTCTATAAACTAAACTACTATGATTAGAATCTACTTCAGTTACTTCAGGAAATATTCCTTCTAATTCTCTTATATATTCTTTTGATATATCTAATTCATGTCCTGCACTTGGTAAGTCAGGATTATGTTCGTGCATTGATATTGCATGGAAGTCTAATAAATCTCCAATGTTAATTACAGTATCAGGTTTAAATTCTTTCTTAATAGCTTTTAGAAAAGCAAAAGCATCTTTGTGATGATAAGGTATATGGAGATCACTAATAACTAAAACAGATTTATGCATATGGAAGTTATCATGTTATTGAGTTTCTTCTTCTGTTGGCTGTCCTTGTCCTTGTTGTTGTTGCATCATCTGTTGCATTTGTTGGGCGGCTTCCTGCATTTCTTCTTGTGATCTTATTAATTGTTCAGGAACACCTAATTTTTTAGCAACATATTTAGCTACTTCATCTTGTTTAACAAGAACATTTAATAACTGTGGACCAACTCTACTTTGTACCATAGCTAAAAATCTATCTATTGTGGCAACATCTTGTTGCTGTTGTGCTTGTGCTAATGGAGAAGATGATTTAATTTTTATTTCTCTACCATTAACAACTGGTATTTTTATTCTACCTTGTTTCTTTAAAATATAAATTACTCTTTGTAATACTGGATTAACTAATTCAGCTTGTAATCTTCCGAATGCCGCTCCAATTTGTCTTGATAAGTCAGCCATTCTTTCTGCAACTTCTGTAGCTGTCATAGGTGTTTTTTCATTTGGTGTACCTAACATATCATTGTACAATGCTTTTTTAATATTAGTTCTCATATCTCTTAAAACTAAATCACTTACATTAAAGTTTCCTGCTGGTGCTATTGGTTGTAGTCCTGATGATCCAGCCGCTTTAGGAATAATAGTGCCTGGAATTAGTGCAATGTTATCTACATTAATAACTCCATCATCTTCTACTTGATACATTCCTGATATAGACATCTGTGCATTTTCTAAAATTAATTCTATAACTAAGTTAGAAGTTTTAATTGCAGGTAACGCTAATTGTAATGGACCTCTTCCATATACTTCTCCTGCTACTTTAGACCATCTATAAACAATATAAGGATTTGATCCTAAACCTTTATATGTTTCTTCAAATAATTTATGTTCATACATTTGTGAGATAACACAAAATTTATATTCATCTTCTTTTGTATTAGCATAATTTTTATAAACAATTTCTAATACATCACAATCCATGTCAGGAGCTTTGTCCATATCCATTTTCATTTTTTCAGATAAGACAGCTTGTGGGTAAGCATAAGTAATATCTTTCATTTTAATTTTTCTATTTCTAAATACATGATCTACTTTGTCATCATGTCCTGCATCTAAAACTATTTGTGGTAATGGGATTGCTTTAAATTTAACTGGCTGTACTGCATCTCCCTCTTCTACTAACAGTACACCTGTACCTACAGCACAATCTAAAAATGTTTCATGTACTTCTTGTGAGAAGTTTGAGTTTTGTAATATTTCAAAAACATATTCTGTTACTTGATCTAATTCTAAATTAACATCTTTCTGTTCATCCTTTGGTATTTCTGTACCAGCAACAAAGTCTGCCCATCTTGCATAGTTAGGAACAATACCTGATTGTAATCTACTAGCAAATTCTTGTACACCTACTACAGCAGTTTCATCAAAGATTCTGTCAGATCGTCTTCTACCTATTGACTCACTATAAAAACTTTCCCTTTGTGGTAAAGCAAATTCATAGCACTCTTCAAAAGTAGGAAGCCACATATCTTTGACTGCCTTAGCGTTGTTGTAACGAGTAATTAATCGTTTCACACCACTCTCAGAATAGTTTTCTACTCTTTGTGGTTTTACATCTATTACCATCTATGCTCCTAAAGTATCTTTAGACATTAGATTTTGTGAAACCTCAAACCCCTGTCCGCCTCTTCTACCTGATAAAAGTGATCTTCGACCTCTTCTACCTGAGTATGCCGCAACTCTATCTTCAAATGCTTGTTGCTTATTAGCAGTTCTTTCTGCTTCTTGTTGCTTACGCATTCTTGCTCTTTGTTGCTTTACACTTTCCTCTTCTACTGGAGGTGGTGGTGGTGGCGGAGGAGATGGTTTAAATGGACCTGCACACATAACTATCTTCTCCTTTCATAAACTGATTTTGGTTTAACATCAAATACATTAAAATTCCTTTTCGCAACTACAGGTTTATTAGATTTATTACCAATAGTCAATGCTCTTCCCTCTCCTGCACCTAACAGTAAATATTGTAAAGCATCATGGACATGAGAAAATCTATTCTTATTTGGTTTTTCATCATATCTTTCTCCTGATACTTGGAGTCTTCTATAGTGATAACCACCAGTAAAACCTTTAATTAAGTTATTACATTTACGATCTACAATCATTCCTGATTCTCCATCTACCATTCTATTTAATACAGATGATACTGATTCTAATCTAAGAGTTACATCATTGGATGGAGCTGGTCTTGCAAATAATCCTTTACCACGCATGATTTGAAAGGGTGTACTTTCATCTGTTTGTACTCTATGATCCCCTGCTGGATCGCCAAAAATTACAAATTCTCTTGGTAAGTATTGTGCCATAACTTGTTTCATTAAATCAGCAAACTTTACTATACCCATATCTTCTGCAACTAATTCATCAAACACTACCCATCTATTTCTTATTCGTTGTGCAAATACACAAGCAGGTGTTAATCCAAAATCTATTCCACAAAATATAGGAACACCATCTGCTATAGCTATATCTCCTTTAGCAACATGGACTTGTTCTTTAAATGATTCATAAACTGGTTTGCCATCTTCTATCTGTCCTAATTTATTTAATATATAAACATCAATCCAAGATTTAGTTTTACCTCGTATAATATTGCTATAATAATTTGGAGTTAAGTTATTTTTGTTCTCCATAAGTTTATTATTTTCATATCCCTCTATCTCATTTTCTTTATTTTTAATTTCTAACATAGCAGGTGGTTGATTATAGAAAGACCAGTTATCAGGTTTAACTAACATCTTAGCTTCTTGTTTAGTTATGTAATCAGGAATAATTGTTTCTCCTGCCATAATAGACCACCAATGATCTGTATCAGGTGGGTTAGTATCTGCTATAACACCATACCAACTTGGTCCACCATCTCTCATAGATGGATATCTACCTACCCTCATTGAACAAGCATCAACAATAGACTTAGGTATTTCTCTTGCTTCATTAATCCAAACACCTGTAAGTTCTAATGATAATAATTTTTTTACATCTTCAGGTCTATCAAGTGCTAAGAATATAACTTCAAGTTCTATATCTCCTTTTTTAATATTATGAGTATATGGAACACTCCATGCAAATCTTCCCCACTCTTCTTCAGGAAACCAATCAAGCCAAGTTTTAATTGTTGTTGTTTTTAATTGTGGGTTTGTATTTCTTATCACAGCCCATCTTGATTTTCTTTTTCCATCTTCAGATGGTTCTTGCATTAATGCTCTTCTAATAACTTCTATACAACAAGCAACAGATTTACCGCTACCTACTGGACCACGCAGTCCTCTAAGAAAGCTACTGTCTTTTAAAAAATTTTTAAGGGTTGCCCCATCAGGTTTATAATTTAGTGATCCCATAATCTACCGCTAATTTAATTAGTTTCTCTCTTGCATTATCTGAAAGAGATTCAATGATTCTATCTGCTTCTGTGTCATTTACATGGGATGATGGATAGTGTTTCATATGTTGAGTTCTAACTACCTTTCTAAGTATCTGCAAATCTTTTATAGCAACCTTAGTAAAGATACTCATGGTGCTTGATTCATTATCTGTTCTTTAGCCATCTTAGTTGCTTCTTCTTCTGAATGACCTTTTAACATCTTAAACTCTACATATTCTTTTATTCTTTTAGCTGTGTATTCTTCCTTAGCTTTCTTCTCGTTCTCCATCATCTGATTTGCTCTCATTTGATTCTTGTGGAGTATTGAGTTCTTCTTTGGTTCGGATTTTTCTAGCTTCTTCATAGTTTTCCTTTGTGTTGTTTCTTCCATCAGGGTATGTGGTTTTAGGTACTCTCTTCATTTTTTATATCCTCATATGTTGCACGAAAACCTATTGGGCAAAAAAAAATTTTAAATTCCTCTTCGCTTAATTTATGTTCTTCAACAAGTTCCATCTCGCCGCTTTTCCATAACTTTACCAAATATTTATTATTTTTTAAAGCCACTTTTCATGTTGTCATAAGCTGACTTAGAGATAGTTGATTTACTTTTACTCTTGGAAGTACCAGCTTTTTTTTTCTTATTAATATAGTAATACAAACCTTTCTTAGCTTTCTTACCATCTTTAGTAGTGTGTGTTTTCTTTTCGCCATAAGACGCTTTAGTTTTAGGCATTATGCTTTTCCTTTCTTTTTTCTGTTTTTTAATCGTACTGCCATTGCCTTAGCTTTCTTTCTAGCATCAGCTTTTGATGATGCACCCCAAGCTTTAAGCGATAGTAGTAATCTTGTTGGCTTACCTTTCTTATATTCTGGTCCTTTCATGTTTCCCATTCTTGCAAGGAACGCTGATCTTCTAGGATTGTCGCCTGACTTAACAGGAGCTTTCAATGTACCGCCTTTATAAGATGCACGACCTTTAGCATTGAGTCCACCCTTAGGATTCTTCCCTGCCTTTCTTTGCCATGCTGGAGTTTTATAAGCCATAACCAAATCTATAACATATGATGATCGAACCTTGAAGAACTATATTGTGTGGGCAGTACCCCCCTCACTTGTCGTTGCCTAGTTTTTGGGGGTAGGGTAACCATCACACGACACTATCCCTGTAATTTCTACGATAAGTCTATGTTAATGGAGAAATTACCACCAACCAAGTGTTGGTGCTTCTCAGGGGCTTTGAACCCAGCCCTATCGAGTATGTCTTTACTAGCTTCAAGCTGTACATACTCACTCTTAGCCCCCTGAGAAAGGGATAGGAGTCGTGCTGATGCTTTGGCTGAAGACAATCCGAAACTTCGCTGAATCTCAGACATCATGTATGCCTGT